ATCCTTTAACTTCTTTTGAAGATCCATCAACTTATCAGTAGCATCAGATACACTCTTAATCAACTGGCCAGCGACCTCATATGCCCTTGGCATCTCACTATCCTGTGCAAGTTCAAGAATACCATTAATTGCTTCTTGACCTTTCTCTATAATACTGTAAAGATTACCACGAGTATACTCATAGTCTTTTTCAATATCATTTTTAGTAAGTCTATCAGGTTTTTTCTTTTCTACTATCTCAGTTGTTTCTTCAGGAACAATTGATGACTCTACATTAAAAGCATCATCTAGATTGGTTTTCTTCATGAGTAGGAACCATCAAATCCAAAGTCATCACCCATCTCTATTGCTGCAGTATCTACACCAACACCCTCTGCATTATCAGTATAATCAATACCTTTAATGTCAGTTCCTCTTACATGACCAGTGGCAACGGTCTTATCTTGACCTCTCTTAACTGTAAGTTTATTACCAGTGATCTTAGAAACATATAATTCTTCACCTTCAATTTCAATATATTTCTTAACAGTAATGGCAGTTGCATCATCAACATTTATTTCAGTTACATCTGCATCAATATCTTCGGAAAGATTTGTGGCAACATCTCCAGTGTAATCCTTGATTGCTCTAGGTTTAACAGCATAAGTAACATCTCTTTCTGTGCTCTTAGCACCACCAGCAAGATAACGAACAGAAACAGACTTGACGATATCCTTGGTTGCAGAAGAAACAGGGCCAAATAAGTATGTCTTAGCAGTAAAGTTTAATGTATAAAGAAGAACTCTCCTTGTAGTATAATCTCCTTCATAATCATCTGACATTGTAATATTTTCTAAAATAACAGGAACATCTCTTTTCTCATTTATACTAGAAAGAAGATTAACTGTTAAATTATATTGTGGTTGGAAATATGGTAAGATCTGTTCTATTATTTGCAATCCATCATCATTCAACTTTACCATAATAGAAAGTTCAAATTGCATATTATATGGAACTGGAGTATATACTTTCTTAATTTCTGTTCCATCATCTGCATCTTTTACAGTAATGGTTTGAGTTGTTGTAACTTTTCTAGATGGATCATAAGTCAATCCAGTAAACTCAAAAGACATTCTTGGTAATGATATTTGAGTTGCTTGACTTAAATTCGGTGCTTGCTCTAATCTTGCTAAAAACTTCTGAGTAGGCCCATATGCCAAAGGAACTTTCACAGTTGAACTTTCTTGCTTAACTGTTAGGCCATTAAAAAGTGTACCAAAGGAAATAATTGTCTTTCGTAGTATTTCGTTATAAAAATATTCAAACATAGTTATAGACCTATTGTATTATATTTAGGGTGTGCCAAATGGGTTACCTTCAGAGAAGTCTAAAATAGCATCTGCTTGAAGTTCAAACTCATCATTTTCACCAAAACCATCATCAAAATTAGTTAGGTCAATTAACCTAATCAGATGAGCAGCTCCAGAAGATGACCCAGTAAGTGTTTCACTTGTTTTAAATGCACCAGATATATTATATATCTCCATTTCACTAGTTGAAGCATTCCAAGTTCTTACTCTTGCTGTAGCTCCACTTACACTACCAGTAACTGTCTCATTAAATGAGTAGTTTCCACTTCCACTACTTCCTGGTGAAGCAATGGTAATTGCTGGTGCAACAGTATATCCTGCACCAGCATTAGTTAGATGAATAGCAGTTATTGCTCCCGCACTACTTATAATCGCTGTTCCTGCAGCACCTGTTGTAGAAATTCCATTCTGTGCGGTGAATGTTATAGTTGGTGACGTAGTATATCCAGAACCACCAGCACTAATAGTTACAATACCAACAGTTCCATTTTCCATCTTAGCCGTTGCTGCAACTCCTGTTCCATCACCAAATACCTCTATTTGAGGATTACTTGTATATCCATAACCTGGATTTATAAGATTGATACTTTGAACTACTCGTTTTGCAGTATCATCAATAGCACCTGAACAAACAGCAATTCCACCAAGTAGATTTGCAGTTGCTATACCACTTAATCCACCACCTGGTGCAGATGATATAGCCACCCTTGGAGCATACGTATAACTATTACCTCTATTTGAAAGGAATATTTGTTGAATACCACCATTTACAATACCAGTAATAGCAGTTGCCTGAACAGCACTTCCAACTAAAGTTAATTTCTGTGTTCCAGCAGAACCAATGAGAACTTCTTCACCATCAGCACCTTCAATTCCTTCTAGAGTATCATCAATTTCATCAACTCCAGTATCAATAACCTCATCCTCATAGCGGAAGAGCTCACAACGCAATTCATAAACATAAGTATTCTTAAGTTGATAGAATGGTTTTTCATGCTCTACATATTTAATTTCAAACAGACGATCTCCTAAAGGAAAATATACTAAATCTCCTTCTTTAGGTCTTGTAGATAATTTTATATTCTCCTCATTCTTCATTAGAGGTGAAACATATGTTTCAAATCTTTCTTTAGAAATAATCAGTGTTACTTCATTAGTTGCCGTAATACCAAACTTAGATAACATGGTTGGATTATCTCCATAACCATCAAAGTTATCGATATATGCTTCTATTGGATATGCATCATCAAATGTAGATTGAGTTACTTCTTTTAATATTGATTTTTCTGCAACATATTTTCTAGGCATATAGTGTATATCTACACCATACATCTTCAACTGTTCGTTGATTAATGATTGAACAAGATTTTGCTCTCCTGTCGATCCCTGTTGAAAAAATGGGTTAAGTGCCATGATCTTAACCTATCATATCTAATGGAGGAAGTTCGTAAGAGTTAGACATCATTTCACGAATTCTTTCCAATTCCTTTTCTGCATCATCATACATTTGACGACCATTTAACTCCACTCCACCAGGAAGTTTTACTCCTTGGAATTTCATTAAGTTTTGACCCCACTGCCTTTTAACAAGAGCAGTTAGATACATTTTTAAAAATGAATCATTCCAAACTCTTGAATAATCATTTGGATTCATTGCTCGATAACAATCCATAACAATATAATCTCCTTCAGTAACATTTCCCCAATCAACATCCATATACAGTCTATCTTGTCTTTGATTAAATCTAATTTGTTTTTGGGTAGTTAACAGAAAATTAATATCTTCAAGATATGTCTTAGTCATTGCATACGTTAGTAATTCCGTAGCACCCCAATAATAAATGTCATTTAAAAATAACTGATACTTAACACTGAACATATTATTTGTAACAGTATTAGATCCATCATAATGAAATATTTTTGTCACTCCAATAACTTCTGGTGGAACTTGTAGATAATTAGCAGTTTCTGTCCAACTAAAACTAGTAGTGCCACCATCAATAGTTGCAGTTGCAGTTGTAGTTGTTACTCCAACATTATCACTACGCTCACCTCTAGATCTTCCTCTTTTTATATCATTCTCTGTTAATTTATATTTTAAAAAAGTATTATAGACACCATCAAAATGCCTCTCTTGAAAGAACTGAATAGCATCATCCAGAATATCTTCTATTTGTTCATCAGCAACATTAATCTCCAATACAGGAGCACCTAACTGCCTTTTACAGTAAGTAATGAGTTCTGATCTTGATGCTGGTTGAGCCATTTATACTATACCTCTATCAATATTTATAGGGATGAGATTGATGATATACCAGGTAGAACCAGAATATTACCATCCACCAATCTGTAGAAGGTATTTCCAGAACTCACTACGACATCATAAACATATCTACCTTCCTCTATAGTTTTAGTTTGTGTTCCACCTAGAGAAACTTGAAGTTTTCCGTCAGCAGCACTTGTAATTCCAACACTAAAAGTTGCTGCAGGATATCCAGTAGATCCAATAGAAACACTTTTTGTCATCTGAGATGAACCAGAATAACCTTCAAGATTGAAAGCCGTATTTGATGTTCCTACAACTTCAAAATTTGCTATAAAATTAGCCCCACCAAGCATAGTAAAATTAGCAGCATATGAAGCACCAGCTTCTGGATCAAAAGTGATTTTCTTATTTGCCATTGACTAATTCCTTTAATAGAGATTTGATTTCACTCATTTCAGACTTTAAGTTAGCAAGATCTTCTTCAACAGAAAGAACTTGGTTTTTTTCTTTCTTTTTTGCATTACGACGAGCTACATACTGATTATAATCACCAGTGTTAGTATTGATGATTTGATTAGTTCTAGGAT